TGTCGCTGTTGTGGCTGTTGCGACGAAAATAGCCTCGGCCATAGTTGTTGAGTTCATATCTCCAAATGCAAGGCCAGCACTTGCAGGCCCTAATCGGTGTTTTGTCTCTGCCAGTGCATTACTATCATGTATTATTTGTATTCCCACTGTATCATCTACCTCGCATATTATGTTTGCTTGGCAAATAATACGATAAGCTTTACCGACAACCAGATTATTAAAAGTAAGAAAAGTACCATTGGTGGTTTTATCTGATCCTAAAATTTTAACCTGCCATTTATTCTTTTTAACCAGCCCAAGATTATCCTCGGTAGCTTCAGCATAACCCACAAGCGAGTTTTGAGAGCCAGCCCATTCTACTATTGGCACACTAAAGGAAACGGAAAAATAATCATTATCTGAAAAGTCCGAACCATCAATATTATTTATGGCTGTACCGTCAGCCTCAATAAAATAAATATTATCGGGTAGCGGCGGGTAGACATTGGGGATTATTGTTGTTGCTGCGGATGCTCCATTTAGATCTCTAGCGAATCCGCTTCCTAATGAGTAATTGTTGGAGCCTACATATTGAGAAACATCTTGTGTTAATCCTAGATTGGTTGATACATCAAAAATAATATCACCACCAGAGCCAGCACCATTATGAGTAGCCACAAACTTGATCTCGGCGTTTTGTCCCAGCCTACGATACATAGCAGTAGAAGAAGCAGTTTTAATACTAAAGTTACTCAATGTTAAATCAAACGTTTGCCACTCAGATAAATTGTCCTCAGCTAACATTGGCACGATGCCCTTGCCAGCCCATTCGGTTATGGGTACGGTAAAATAGATATAAATCTGATCTCCCGAAGACATTGTAACTGGAATTGCGCCGTCATTTGCGCCGTCAAAAGCCACTTGCAAAGTGCTTCCACCTGCGGCAAGTAAAACAGTCCCACTGTAATCTGGTACAGAAGCGCTAACATCGAGATAGCGAGCATTGCCAATAATTGTAGCGGAGCCTTGCAAAGAGGTGTCTACGGTTTCGTTGAACATTTTAGTAAAAGTCAGAGTCCCTGTCGGAGCCGTTGTTATCGTCCCCATTACAAACCTGCCTTGTACCTCCATCGAGTCACCTACTCGTCTCTGCCTAAACTCTCTAAATGAGTAGGCTACGCTGCCAGCTATTGTGGTGCCGGCAATAGTCGAACTACTTGCTAGAGGTGAAAGCTCCCAAGGCCCAACAGCCGCACCCTGACTCGTCATCCCTGGCCCGACAATTATGTTGTCGATGTAAGCATCCCACGCACTCGCATTTGATGTCGCAATATGAAAAATTAATCGATAACTAGTTGAGGTAGTCGAATTGAAACTGGTTTGAAATATATTTTGACCGCGTACAATACCTGTATCAACCGGAGTGATTAAAGTTGAGTTGGTTACATCGTAAATGTAAACAGTTAAGTCATTGGAAGCATAACCCGCATCTTTATCCGTCTTAAAATCAAACTGTATTTTAAGCTTTTTTGAAACATCCTGACCCTTAATCGTAAAGTCGTAGCTGGCTCCCTCGCCTTGCCTGTCAAATGCGTCTTTCGTAATCTTAAAACTTTCTCGGCCACGTAAAACTATGGAGTTTTGACGTGTGAAAGTAATGTTTGCAGTGCCGTTTGTGCCATCTTCGGGCGTACTTTGAGCCGCATCTTTATAAGTATTCCAGTTTGCAATAGCTGTCTCAGCGTTCCATTCTTCAATGTAGTTTATTTCGCCACTTCCAGCGCTGCCAACTTCAGTTTCTGCGCCCGTATCGTCAACGATAAATATTTGACCGTTGCGGTTAATCAGCTTATGAGAGCCAAGTTTGGGAGCATCAACGCTACCCGCTGCAACGTCACTTAAAATGGTTGAATTAAACTTCGGATTTTTTGGCGTATAACCCATATGACTTTCCTTTAATGTTCGTTTTTACACGAATAGCCACGCAAAAAAAGCATGGATGTTAAATTATAAAATAATCTGTACCGTCACTTACAACTGAAACGGATGAAAAATTGGAGTCCATCACAAACGTTGCTCCGCCGTCTATTAATTCAGCCCCAGGTGTCTCTAAAGTAATGACGTTAGTTTGAGCTTGTCCAGATATGTCTTTGATTGTTAAAAACATATCTGCCGATGCCGATGGGAGCGTTAACGTTCTAGCTGCTGTTGTATTTACAAGATGCAAAGCCTTATCGGTTAAAACAACATTTCCAGCAACCGATACGTTTGACCGCGTAGCTTTTAACGTTCCAACATCCGAAAGATCATCTAACTTTTCAGCAAAAGCGCCTTGAAAAATAATAACGGATAAATCTAAAGGACCACCGCTATTATTAGTTATTCTCGTTTGAGTCGTCAAAAATCCTGGTGTTGCAACGATTGTTAAATCATCTAAATCGGGAGAGCCACCGGATTGAAGTCTTGTTAACTCCCCATCACCAACATTTCTATCAAAAACATGAACTCGTAAATTGGAAAACGAATCCTTAAAATTATGTTCAAAATCAATACTTGCAGCATTGGCTAAAGCATCAACCTCAAAATATCTAGCCCCGATATTATCAGCAAGCTTAGTATAAATTGTTCTTATTTTTGTATGTAATCCTGAACCTGGATCATGTCCTAAGTCTGGATGATCCAATTTTAATCGGCCTATTACTGTTGAAGTCGTTGGCATTTTTTAAATCCTATGTTCGCGTAAATTGAATTTTTTTTCATACTCGTTTAAATTCTTTTGGGAAATTGAACCATCTACAAAACAAGATACTTTTTTATTTCTCGTTATAAACATCAAACCGACAATTGCATTCGATAATTTTTTTTTACCAGATGATATTCCTATTCCACATCCTGCATTTGTCGCCGCAATCCAACGACTAGAAACATAATCATGGCCGTCACATTCAAATAACTTATGATTTACCCATTTTCCTATTGGTTGCCACTCGATAGCCGCGTATACGATACCAGTTTTTGAAATATAGGCGGCGCTCTCTTCAAAATTGTTAGTAGCGCCGTTCCAAACTCCAATTTTGTCCGGCCTTCCGTCCGCAAATTTAAACACCCATCGCAAAGGGCCTAAATGTCTGATTCCCTGTTTTTTTGGCACCCGCTCAATAGAAAATGAATCCATTTTGATTCCCTAAATATCAAGCTGTAAAACTATAGCTTAACGTAAAATCATATTGCAATATGCCCCCATCTGGAGCGGCTTCCTCTAAATAAAATCGCAATCCGATATGAGCGTGATCGCCTAAAGTCGAATCACCAATAATTCCTATTTCGCCGGTTTGAGGGGCCGAAGCGTCTTGCTCAACACCCGCATTATCATAAACTAAAGCATCAACATGTAAATCGAAAGCGCTTGCTAGGTCAATTCCATCAGTCCCATTATTGCCGTAGATGGAAACCTGGGCGCGGCTAGGCAAAAATGCTGAAGCGCCAAGCGATCCGATGTTTATGCCCGCATGTTCGATCCGCAATCCTGAGCTAAAACCATCAGAATTATTTGCAGTCGCTTCGTTATCTGCCTGTCCTTTCGCAATTAATGTCGCTATATCTGCTGCTGCACTATTGGCCCCGCCGTACACACCAGAATAAATGCCCACGTATGTCGAAAAATCACGTATGGGATCAATTGTAGCATCGTGAGAAATATATAAATCTTGATGTCCTAGATTACTTCCCTGATCCAAAATTGGCGCAAACTCGCCGTTAATCGTTTGTCCAAGATTTAAACCAGTAGAACCACCGGCTAGGGGATCGGATACGGCTCCGCCGGTCAAAGTTTTGGAAATTAACAAAGAAACGCTCATATCTAAACCTCTTTTGTTATTGTTTGGTCAAATCCCGCCACCGTGCCAGATGGGCCTGCGTAACCGGGAAAATTAAGCATTTGATAAACCCAAATTTTAGCACCAATGCCCATCGATCCCGGTAAATACGAAAGATCCCTTATTATACCAACGATCGGATTTGATGCCTCGCTAAATTCCACTGATCCAATATTAATACCAAGCTGAACATAGTCGCCGATGTCTTTTAAAAACGATCTTGGTGTTAATACGCACTCGATAAATTCCGTATATCCCGATGATAATCTTAAAATTTCAATTAATTGATTTTCAACGTCAGATTCAACGTAAAGTTGAGGAAAGGTAATTAATTTGCTTATTTCCTTATTATTTGCCTGCGTAATAGCATCTTGATTTTTATAAATTGCCGTCGAACGACTATTTTCGCCCTTAGCTGGATCGAAGGCATAGTCGGCTTGCGCCCGGTTAAAATTGTTTGTTTCAGAGGTAACAATTTTTAAAGAGCCTAAACTTATATCCCAATTTCTAATTTTATATGAAGGATTTGTTGGAATCTCATCAAAATGCAAACTTGATAATGACCATTTGTTATCTCGATTTATAAAAGGCTCTAACCGAACCTGTTCTAACATCGCGGCGACCGTATCGATAACTTTATTCGACTCCTGCAACCATAGCCGAGAAGCAATGTTTGCTATAGCGGATTGGGCTGGAGCGGCTTTAGAGGCAAAATAGGACCATGAGGAATCAAATTCTAAACTCGTCACGCCGCCAAATCTAATCAAAATATCTTTAGCCTGATCCACAATATTATCATCATTGCCAATAACATCGGTTCCAGTGCATCTCACAAAAAATTCGTCTCCTGATTCGTATATCCATGGGTTTCCATCAATCGATAAATTTCCCTGGGCAATATCTAAAATTGTATTGTTTGACCCAGGAACGATAGAAATATCGCTCGAATCAAAAATATAATATTGATCCCCACGAAAAAGAGTTACCGTTGAGGTATCAACTGAATTAAGGGGAGTAGAACTAATTACAAGTCTTAAATCATTATCCCCTACGTTTGGGTGGGGTGGATCGAGTCCTGCATTAACTAAAGGGTCTAAACCGTTCACAGGAAAAGCGGGAACCATTGACCCCTCTCTTCGCAATGCTGTCGTCCAATTTCCATAAACCAATGGCACGGCTAAACCAACGAATTCATCTTCTAAATTTGGAAAATCATCTGTTATAAGCGATTGGTTTGGAATTTGTGTATTTACTGAATCGAATTTATTGCGACAAATAAGTTTAAAACTTAAAAAGCTTCTTTCAAAGCCTTCAACATCGGTAACAAATCCATCGAAAACAGTTTTATAACTGCTTTCAATTTCACCTAAACCAATTTTTATTACTACGCTTCTATTAATAAATCCATTGTAATCAGAACCACCCGGCAAAATGTTACTGTATGATTTATCTGCATTGGCTAAAACGACATCCAAGCTAGAAAATTGCAATGTTCCCGCTAACCATTCGCCTATTGTTCTTTCGATGTTTGGGAAAACCGCACGATTAGGGTAAAAAGTAGAACCGACATATAAGGCTCTATCAGATACTCGCAAAGTTCCCGTCGGCGTTTCTATATCGGCTATCATTTGCAATTTTTGAACGAGAGAATCTTGAGACTGGTCCAAAATATTTTGATCCAAAGTCGTTGCAGACAAATATGGCCTTCTATCTCTTGTTCCCATTTATAGACTCTCATCCCAATCTAGTGTTAAATCTACTCTCCAATTATCATCATCTACAGCGTTATGTTGTTCATCCGGAAGCGTGCTTAATTTAGCAAAAACAGCTAAAGCGCTTGGTTTTGTTGGTCTTGGTATCACTAAGCATTTTAAATCTGTTTTAGCTGTTAGTATATAGTCCTGCAAAGATTTAAAATTACCTCCGTTTATATCTAACTGCGTAAAAGTCAAATTTAAAAATTTTCTGAGCGCTCGATCGTTGCTAGAACTAGTATAACCTTCCGTTTCTAACGTATCTTTGTAATGCCGTTTTCCAAAAGTTACGGGGTTTATAAACTGTTCCTTTTTCGTTAAAACGATTGCCGAACCAAATAAAATAGTGCCAATCTTTAATCCGTCTGGATCTGTATTAGTTGGATCTTGGATAGAAAATTGATAATATCTTGCTGATTGTGTTGGCAGTGATGGCGCAATGTAATACATATTTTGCAACTCAGTTTCCATTACAATCGTAAATTTTATTGTTCCAAAAGCCGGGTCGTCGCTACCCTGTATTTCAACCCGCGCACTAGTTGTAAAATTATGCTCTAATATAGCGGCAGTATCCATGAAGGTATTTGCCTCTCCCGTATCACAACGCAATTGCCAAAGATTATTTATACCGTCCGTTTGTGTTCTCTGTTCAATAATATCTGTATTCAAATTGCTGGGGCTGTAATCCCCTGGCGCTATAGCTTGAACACTGGTCCAATTATTTCCCCCTAGAGCTGTTGTGCCACGAGAGGGAAAATCTAATAGGATTCTCAATTGCGTACGATTATAGATAAACAGATTTATTTGACTGTTAATCTTTGACGCGGCTTGAAAATTAATTTGAGAACCTAAATTATTTTGCCTGTTAACGATTGCCAAAACTTGGGAGGATATCGACACTAAATCTTCAATTTTTTGGTCAATTTGTGAATTCAACGACGTTAAAGTGTATTTTCTTAATTCGACTTGGCTATTTAATTCAGCACAATTTCTAGGCGTTAAATATGGGTCATCTTGTAAATACGGATAAACATCTAAATAACCTCCACACCCTTTTATCCGATACGTTCCAAAATTTACTTGGCTATTTAAATTGCTTCCCTCAATAATATTTTTTAATTCGATCTGACTATTTAAATTATTAGCTGATTTTATTTTTAGTTCTGTTTGTGAATTTAAATTAAGACGCGGAAAAATAACATTCTCAATTTGGGATCGTGCCGAAAGACTATCATTTATTTTTAATATATTTTGTAGGTTTAAATCGTTTTGAGACTCTGTTTTCATCAAAGTTTGTAGATTTAAATTATTTTCACTATTGATTATATTTTCAATTTGAGAAAATAATAAATCTGCATCATTTATTTTGAGTAAACTTTGCGCGTTAACATTTTCTTTAATTTCTATTTTCATAGAAATTTGCGTATTCAGCCCCTCATCTATTCTTCCGCCCATATAGGCGACTTCATTTAGATAAGCAAATTCACAATATCCCGTTATCGTCGTCGTCATTTTAAGCCCTTATTCCTGCCGCATTAATTACCGATTTACCCTCTTGGGATTTGCGCCTTAATTGCTTTTCGATTTCTGGTATAACTTCCCGTCTTAAGGTGTTTACGTCTAAATTTGTTTTAGCATTGATCGTAATATTAAACGTGCTGTTTTGCGGCGCTCTAGGCGATACAGCGTCTTTATTCTGATTGATAAAGCTAAGAAGCCCTAAATTATTTCGCGTAGCTTCTCGGTTTACAACAAACTCCCCAGGTGTGAGCATTGCGGGGATTGTATCCGTTCCTTGAGCCATTGAGCCGGTTTGAGCGTATAGAATACCGTTTTTTGTGGTCCCTGTTGGAACCGTTACGGGGCCACCTTCGGCCCTATATGCCATTATTGTATCGACTACTTTACCCGCGTATCCTCCTGGTGAAGGTATGCTATTTTGTACCTTCCCCACTAAGCCCCCGCTTGAGAAAGGCAGGCTCCAGTTTGTAAGACTGCTAACAGCATCGATAAAATTTTGAAGCCAACTCGGAGTTTCAATGCTTGGGAAACTCGGCAATTCAGGAAAATCAGGCAAATCAGGCAAATCGGGAATTTTTATATTAGCAATATTGTCTAAAAGGCCCTTAAATTGATCGGAAATATTTCGCCCGAAACCTTTCGCGGCCACGCTAATATTGTCACCAAATCCCTGGGCGGCAACCCCAACATTATCGGCAAAACCCTTCCAAGCTACAGCAACATTATCACCAAATCCCTTAGCAGCTACCGCAATATTATCAGCAAATCCCTTAGATTGATCGGATACGTTGCGGCCAAATCCTTCGGCTTGGTCTGTTACGTTTCTAATAAATCCTTTAAATTGATCGGATATATTTCTTCCAAAACCCTCCGATTGATCTTCGACGTTTCGCGTAAAACCCTGCCAAGCTTCGGAAACAATCGGGCCAAATTTATTTTCAAACCAGGATTTTAATTTTTTCCAGTATTTTGAAAATATATCTGCCCCTCGGCTACTACTCGAAATAATCGCATTTCTAATGCGATCGGCTACATCTAAACCTCTTTGTGACGCCTCCAAATCTAAAACTTGGAATATTTGCGAGGAAGCACGTTTGATATCGTCGGAAAGTTTACTTATTTGTTCTTCGATTTCTGGCATATCAAAAAGGTCATCAAATCCGAATAAATTAGCTAGAGCGTTCACGGCTTCTTTTAGACCAATTATTAACCCATCAACCAGGGCGATTGCCACCTCAGGAATAGCTTTAAGCAATTCCGCAATCAAAACAGGTACGCCGTCGGCTAAGGCTTTGATTATTTTAATCGGAGCAGTAGCAATGCCACGAATAAATCCAATCGCTAATTTTTTAATGAATTCTGGGAGTTTTCCAATAAAATCCATTAGCGCTTCAATTAAAAGCACCGGCATTTCGGTAAAAGCATCTGGCAATGTTTCAAAAATTAATCTTACTAACGTAGAAATGTTTTTAGTAAAACCTTTAATGATATTTGGCGCTAAATTTGCTAAGACATTGCCCAAGGAATCAACTAAGCCTGAAAAAGCTTCCGCGGCCTTCAACGGTAATTCCGTTAAGGTGTTAAATATATTCGCAATGGAGTCTAAAAGATTTGGAACAAAATCTATTAAACCTTGAATAGCTCCTACAATCATAGGTGCCGCGGCCATTACAGCCGTAAGCGGCGAAAGCATACTAGAAGCCGCACCAGCTATAGCCTCCGCGCCCTCTCCAAACGCTGTTCCGATTAAATCAACTTGTTGGGGGCCGAAAATTTGCGGCGCTTCTGGTCCTGCGGCTTTTTGTGCGGCGTCCTGCTCTTTTTTTGCAGCTTCCACAACATTTGCTTCGTTTTTTGCTATAATTGCTTCTCTTTGTTGTTTGATAATATCAAGTTGGGCTTTAGAAAGTTTAAAATTTTCATCTAATAATTTTTGTTCTTCGACAAATCTTTTTATTTTTTCATCATGGGCTTGTAATGCCATCATCCCAGCGATGTTTTGAGCTGCTACAAATTGACCGGAGGCTTCCTTTTCTTGCTGCAACAAATTTATGTTTTCATTTTGCATTCTTGCAAAAAAATCGGCCTCTTTTTGCGCCGCTTTTTGTTTAATTTTATCTATATCAGCTTGATTTTTTCTAACGATTGCAAGTCTAGCATCTGCTAATTGCTTTTCTTGTTGCTCCGATAATAATCCAATTTTTTCTAAATTTGATACTTGTTTGTCAAATAGTTTAAGCCTTTCCTCATTTTCCATACGAGTAGCTTGTAAAATATTACCAGACGATTTCATTAACTCTAGGTTTACCCGTTTAGCTCCTGCAATCAAACCATCGAAAGTTTGTTGACTTAAATCCTTAGCCTGTTGAAAAGCTCCTAATAAATCCTCGTAACCTTTTTTTAAATCATCAACAGAAACTTTAGAATCTTTTCCGCCGTTGATAAAAGAATCGAGCAATTTATTATATGCTGTTCTAGTTACGTCAATACTGTTTTTAGCTTTGTCGAATTGATCGCCAAAGTTTAATAACTTAAATTGTGCGCCTACTTCAGAAGTTATAGATTTTACTTTTTCGAGTTTCGATGCAAAATTCTCTGTTGCTTTGCCAAGTTTTTCGTATTCAATACGTTGGTTTTCCGCTGCTTGTGCCGTGCCTCCGGCAACCAAACCCCTAAAACCTTCTTGAGCCTTTAAACTAATTTCCCCAAGCTTTTCTAATTGTGCGTTTACCTTTTCGATTTGTTGCTGTATGCCAAAAGCTTCGTTTTTATTGTCTGCCATGGCTTTTTTCATATGAAGCCATGCCTTGACTGCAAAAAGCACCGGAGCCGTTAAACCGACTGCTATCAACTGAGCTAAATCTTTGAAAACCCCAAAAACAGCCCTTGCAGCGTTTTTAAGTGTCGTTAAAACTCCTGTAAACTCTCTCGATACTCCTGTAGTATTAGCGGTTTCTTTTTCAAATAAACCAAGCTCGTCTATAATCTCTTTAATTGCTTCGACGATTAAATAAATACTAGCTGCAATAGCGGTCCCAGCTAAAAATAATGGATTAGTTAAAATCGTTGCTGTAAGAGTTGCAATTTTTATGGTTAAGGTAACAATAGAGCTTATTATAAATTTAATTGCTACTAATAGAGTTCCTTTCGTTATAATGGCGAGGTTCAAAAATACTGAGCTTAAACCACTAACCGCAATAGCCTGAACACCGACTTTCGCAGCGACTAAACCAAATAGACTACCTAAAATAGTTTGCAGCGTTATACTAGTTCCCATTACAGTATTTAACAATGATAATGTAGTAACGGCAAAGCCGATTGTAAGTGAATATTTTGTTAAAACTCCTATAATTTTTAAAATCACACCACCGAAATCAAGAAATGTGCCAATAATTGTTAAAACAGAATCTGGTAAATCCAAAACTGATTCAGCAAATTGAGTTATAGTTCGTTGGTATGCTCTGGTAGCCTGATTAGTTTCACCTAATTTGATTCTGATATTTTCTAGGGTTCTTTCATATGCATCGTTTGCGCCTCTTACCGTATCAAGCTGATTTTCGGCAGCACCAAGTAAAGGCTCGGTTTGTTTTATAATCTCGTTGAATCTAACAAGTTTGGCTTCTGTATCGCTTAACTCTGTCGCTGTTTTTCCTAGTTTTTCAGCAAATACGCTATGGTCTATTGCGGATTGTTTAACGTTGATACCTAACGCTAACAAGCCCTGACTTTGTCCTGCCAAACCGGAAACGATTCGCAAGGTTACATCATTTAAATCCCGACCAGTAGCTGCGGCGACGTCTGCCGCAATTCTCAAAAGCTTAGTGTTTTGCTTATAGTTTAAACCTAATGCGGCCCCCTCTTTAACCAGTAGCGCTACAGATTTTTGAATATCAGCAACACCAAAGGCCGTATTATCAACCATTTTGTCAATTTGCTCATTCCAGAAATCAAGGGTTCCGGTAGATTCTCCTATTACTCGATTAAATCCTAAAATTGTAAAAGTAAAAGCACTTGTTGTTTGCTCTGCCTTTTCAGCACTTGCAGAAAATATTTCCATTCTTCTAATTAATTTATCACCAAGGCTGATAGCAAAATTAGAAACTGACAAAATCGCTGAATTAACGGCGACGGTAAAACCTGTTAAAAGGATTCCAGTAACAATACCGATTTGACCAATGAATGAAATCATTGCTATTTCTGACTCTGCAAGAGTCCTACTTAATGCAATCACTACGGGCGTTAATATTAAAATAGACTCTGTGATTTTAAATAATGTTTTACTGCTTGGCGCTGATATACCATTAAAATTTTTGAAACGCCAAATTAAAATAGCGAGTTTGGAACCAAGAGCATTTCCAGCTTTCGCCATCATTTCAAAATCAGAAGCTACTCTTAATAAACCTGCTAAACCTATGCCTTGTGCTAAAATACCTAAAGTATCTATTGTTTTTTGAAAAGCGGCGTTTGTTTGTTCAACTTTACTGCTTAATTCTTCGTGACCCTTAATTTCATTATGAATTAATTGGACATTTTCAAATAATGCGGCGTTTGATATAGCAATATTTTTTTCTGTTTCAGAGCTAATGCTTACATTCATCGACTTAAAAGCGTCTTCTTGTTCTTTCATCGCTTTAGCTATTGCTTTTATAGCTACCTGAGTACGTTCAAAACCTTCTTTTTCGATATTCGGAGCTATTTTTATTTCAAAAGTTTCACTAATAGCCATTTATTTTTTCCCGCCCAACATTTTGCCAATTACCTTAAAAACTTCTTCCGCGAATTTATTTACATCACCCCAAACCCGCGCGTAAGAACGTTCCTTCCATATTTCAACGAAAATTGGATAACTGGCGGTAAACATGGGCGACTGTTCCAAAAATGGTTGCTCATTTGGAAGTATACCAGTTAGATAGGCTTGTTTACATTCCAGAAAGGTTTTGGCAATTCTAGGCGACCATGTAGCCTTACCGGGGCAAAAGGTATATTTAGCGCTACGGGAATCAACAGAAAATTTTGGCCGAGAGGCGTTTTGATATCCGGGTAACTCACATTTGCGAGCTTTCTTTTGAGATAACGGACAAATTGAACAATCATGTAATTTTTTATCTTTCGGCTCTGCAAAATGTAAATCAATCAGAGCCGAAATCAGTTTGGGGCGTGTTCTTGTTCCTCCTGAGTTTCGTTAGTCATGCCGAGGTAAAGAGTCCAAATTTCATCAACAATATTTAGCCGTTCTAAAATGTCTAAAGTCGAATCGGCTACATATCCACGCCCGTCCTTTTTAAATTTGATCCCCTCAACACCTGGGGGGTTAATAATATCCTTTAAAACAACGCGACAAACATTCTGTGACCAGCTACCCATTGAAAGCTCAACACCATCTGACGAAGCTCTTTTGCTGCGCGAATTTTTTATAAGTTCGTGAGCTTTTGAGTTCAATTCAAAATTTAAAACGAAAATAGTTGGCTCTTGTCCATCTTTTAAAACAAGCTTGTCTGCGTTCCCCATCGGGTCTTTTTCGTATGCTTCTCGATCGCTAGCCTCTTTATCGATTGCACTATCAATTCTTGAAATATATCTAATGCTATTAAAACGTTTTTCGGGCATTTGGATAGCCATAAATTATCACCCTTTTCAATAATTAAAATGCTTGTTTCTAGCATTTTAGAAACAAGCATATATTAGGTCAATGTGAATGATAGGATACAGAGGAAATACTATAAAAATTCTATCGCAATTGGATCACGAGAGCCAGGCGAGCTTTGATATAAATTACCCTCAAATGTATAGCTTGTTGTTCCGTTTTCAGGCAGTTCAATTGCCGGTACGGATACAATCCAACGTGGAGCCGTAATTTTTAAATGTCTACCTGATACATCACCGATAATAATTTCCGGGGAAAATCCGCCAAATTTTCTAGCTTGTACCAAATCAGCCATATTTTCATTTGAAAGATCTAAAGTGACTGATAATGTCCAGGTTGCGCGATTACCTGCCGCAAAACCCTTATTTTTATCATCCCCAAAACAGTTACTTAAGTCGATATGGTCATTAACTGCCGATAACTCAATATTGGTCGCGCAAATAGCGGCACCGGAAGCATTTAGTTTAATGGAACCTTCTAGGTCCGTAAATATAGCATCTCTAGCAGTTTGTTGCACCGCACCAGGATGCCAGAAAACTAACAAATCGGCATTATTCGCGTCAATTGCAGAACTTAAAACCAATGTTTCGGTTCCCGTATCGACGGAATTTATTGCAAGAGATCCATCATAACCAGCTTTAATAGTCCGGCCATCGGCGTCGACAATCATAACCCTGGCGCCAGATTCAAATCGTTGTGAATGAGTCGCATCAAGAACTACACTCGCAGAAGCGGCAACCGCACCATTTAAAACACCGATTCCCGCTATTTTTCCGTCCGATCCCATACCCGTAAATGATTGAGTTACCGGAGAATCACCGGGAGCTGTTAGCGTCCAATCTTTTGCATAGGCTCCGTCGTAATATTCCCCAAAAATTGTGGAAGCTTTAACGACTGAGAACGTTAAATTGGGAAGCCCTTGCTCGTATTTGATGCTAGTAAGCGGGGTGGTGGTTTCCTTACCAAAAACAGATTTGTATAAAAGTTTAAGCGCCGTATCGATCGAATCGCCCGCGTTGCCGCTCATGTTTAGCATTGCATCCATACTAAACTCGACAACCTTCTTAGATTTGATAATTCCGCTATGGAAACGGCCAGTTCTATGGTTGTTGGTTTCGATTGGCTGAGTAAAATTTATGCCGCCAGTCGTATAAAGAAAAAAGTCTTGATCGTCAGTTCCAGCAGCTTCTGTTCCAGCGTTTGCTGCGCCAAGATTTAAATCATCAGCAACGTTATTTAAGGACGCGTCTGTTATGACAACTGAAGCGGTCGATCCGGTTTTTTGCGAATAAACTTCATAATGATCGTCGCCGTTATCGTACATAACCCAAACACGAGCGTCTTGACCGTCTGCAATTAGTGCGGTGTTAATAGCAAGTTCGAGTTCGGCTTCGATTAAAAGGCCGGTATTAAGGCCCGCTAAACTTGTAAGTTGTGCGGTTACTACTGCGCCCCCGTCAACCGCAACGTCTAAACTATCATCGCTTCCGGCACTGATATCTGTCGATGCTGCGGCTGCACCAATACTCGATCCCTGCGTACCAATTCGCGGCGGGTTAAAAACTCTTTCGCTCGCTTCCTCGCGAAGAAACAAACTAGCATCTAAACCTAAATTTATACCCTCTCTGTTTCCCGCTAGCACTGCGGCGAAATCAATCAAACTTCTGTATTTTTGTGCCATTTGCCACTCCTAATTATTTAAATTGTATAACGCTATAGCCGGTCGCCGCCGCATCAGCTTTGACATTACTATCTTTTAATGCTACCCCGCCGCAATCATCACAATCAAAACAAAGCCCAGCGCCAATTCTAACTCCGTCTGCCGCTGGATCTGCGCCAATTGAAATCGCCAAATAGTTTGCCGTTGAATCAGAATCGTGACAAATCCGCCAGCCCTTAACATTTCTCGCATCGACATTAATCGCCGGAAGGGTATCCTGGGCCGCAGTGCCAACGGTTGCATGATAATATTCAACTTTGCCAACTCGCTTCCCAATTTGACTAAAAGCAATTTGAGATAAAAAAACAGCAACAATAAATATAATGTAGTGTCCCATATCGTAATCTTTCAAATTTGTGTTGGATGACAGTGATATTGTACCTCAAAAACAATTTCAGTCATCCTGTTTACGTCGATCATATTTAAATCAGGGTCTTCTAACACGATATGCCATTGTGTCGCATTTCCAATGCGTCTAAATTCCCCATTTCTAACTAAAGAAGGAGAATCGGCGTAAATGGCCCGATAAACGCTATTTTTAAAAATAGACATTTCCTCATCTGTAGCCGCTTTTTTATGGATTAATTGGAGATGGATAAGCCATTGGCCCCTTATCCATTGGTGTTCATGCTTGGGCGTGTCTTTGCCATTTAAAATTAAAATTGCGGGTACTTCAAATTCCTGTAAATCCATAGCCAAGGGAATCGCATCATTAAAAACATTGTAAACAGTAAGCGGATAACCGTTGGCTTCGGTAATCGTTTGCAGACGCGCCTTTAGGTCGGTTTGTATCTGGGTTTTTACGCTCATGTGATCCCCATAAATTGTTTTTTAACTTGTGCTTTCATGCCTATGGGGAAATCTTTTAACGCGGTTTCAAGAGCTGGCCTAAGATAAGGACGCTCCGGTATTGTTACACGTTGACGCAGTACAAAAAGCGGAACTATGTCACCATTTGCCGGAGTGTAAGCCGCAATAAGATTATTCTTTTTTGACATAAAAATTTTATATTCTTTCGGATTAGAATTTTTTTCTTTAATAAATTCCGTTGGAGTCATACGCCGAAATTTATCAGCACGTCCACCCCATTGCTTGAGCCATAAATGTTTTGCCTTTTTAGGTCTAATCTCTCCCCCATATTCGTGAATGCGTCCGTATGGGATCCCCCTTGTTCCAAAAACACCTATAGGCAAATTTCCCTTGCTAGCGTCAAACTGCACATCAAAAAAAACGGAATTAAGCATTCTTCCGCTTAGTTTTCTTCCGTTTCTTCCCACAAACTGCCGCGTAATGTTTCTTTTCGCTTCTGCCTCGGCATGGGATAGCATCGAAAGCAAAGCCCGCGTATACGCTTTAAAAGTAGCGTTTTGGGTTTTTTTTACGTAATCGACTAACTGCTCTATGGAACGGGCCATTAAAAATTCCTCGTAGCCATCGGACTAGCTGGAAATTCAAAACTCTGTTTATAAGTTTGCAGCTTAGCTATGACCTCTAAAGGTAATCCGACTTTTGTATCCCAGCCTGTTCCGCCGCCACTATTGCCACCGCTTTCGCTCTCATCTTTTTTAGAACGAGAACTTGTTCCTTGCCCCACCTGTTTCTTCTGCTTGCGAATAAACTCCGCATCTACGGCCATAAGCATAGCGTGTTTAATTTCGGGCGGAAGCCCGTCATATCCATAAGTGTAATCAATACGCACATAAAAACGCCCGCGCGGCTGGTTAATTGCTCTAAGTGTAATGCCGTCCGTGTCCACTCGATAAAATTCCGGGTCTAATAAATTACCACCAGAACCGTCCGATTCTACCGAAGTATAAATAGCTTGTACGGAAACAATTGGGGAATTTCGCGGAACAATTGTATCTGATCCATTACTATCAAGGATTTCATTTGTCACGGGAGTTAACGCGAAAGCGGTTTCAACATAAGCTAAAACCGCCGATTCAACGCTATCGCGAAATAGTGTTAATAAACTATCGTATTCGGTGTTCGCTACTGGAATCCCTAGATATGGCTTAATGTCATTGTTCAAATCTAAAAACGGCATTGCCTAATCGCCCTAAATTGATCTAAATTATTGTCTTTTATTGCTCTAATCAAACCCCGTAAAAAGCGCTTAGTTGAAAACTGGCGTTTTTTTTTGTCCACGGTAAAAACCCTAAAAAAAAGACCCCAATCCCGCATTGGAAATGGAGCCATCGGAGTTTGATCAACCTAATATAGCACGATTAAGACGTTTTAACGTTGATAGCCATAACAACACTACGCTCCGCTGCGCTTTGCGGTACGCCGTCGAAAGCATGCCTCGCTTTTCCGGTCATTAACATATTGTCGGAAGATGGTAGGCTAGGCGCTGCCCAAACTCTCGCTGCTTGTCTAATAAAGTTCATGAATCTTGATTTTTGAACTAGCAAGGCATAAGTTGTTGTACCCACGGTCGGATTATCAGCTTTGCCGTCTGTCTCTAAATCTTCACGCACTAATTGGCTTTCTACAACATCGACACCAAACACCGGGGGAAGATCGCCAGTCACGTTTGACGCAACGCTGCCAAAAGCAAACGCGGTAAATAATTCTGGGATTGCGCCGGTTACAAGATCGTGGCCCACGGTATTTCCGACGATATAAACTAAATCACGTTTTTCAACGCCCTGCTTTTTCATTCTCTTCAAAAGTCCTGAGAACATCGCTTTTGAAGGCGTGTCGTTATGGTCAAAAACGATTGCCGAACCGCCTACGGCTGTTTCGTTGTCGAAAGCTCGTTTTCTTAAACCATTAAATCCTTTTGTAAAAAGCTTAGCCGATCCCGCTTGTGTATCATCATCAATATGACTTCCTGAGCTATCGCCATCAAGCATCGCTCTTTCGTAAGCTCTTACGATCCCCATAACAACTTCTTTACGCTGCTTTTCGATAAGCGGCGGAGCTGAATCGTCTAATAAATCTTGAGTGATTTTTGTATGAACGACGTTGTTTTTTGCTTCAACAACAAAACTTGCTTCCGTATTTGACTGCTCGCTAAAAATAGCACTGTCGCTTTCTAACTGGCCTTCTAAAAGTCCTAAAGCTCCTGGAACCCGAACTAGCGGACTAGTCATAGGCATATTGTCGAATTTGTCAGCCAGCAAATATGGAATTTCGTACTCTTCAAAGAAAAATCTAGCTTGCACTTGGTCGATCCATTCCCCAAATGAGCTTACGTCAAAAGCTTTTGACATACTTTCAAAAGTTTGCCATGCAGGAACGCTTTTCATCAAAGCTAAACTCGGATAGGGAGTATAAGCACCATCGGCAGCACTTTTTACTTGAGCCTGGATTTGCACGTTCGAAAGCGCCTTTTTCCAAGCCAACATTCTTAGCCTAGGAACATCTTCCAAAACATCAGTTAAAAAGCCTTCTGCTGATTTTTTCTGAGAGAAAGCCATGGAGCTACGCGAACCGTAGTTAAACGGTACACTGTGGCTTTGATAATCGTTGTCGGCAATCTTTCTTCCAAAAACCTGAGTTAAATCAAATTTTTCTCCGGTCCCCGCATTTTTTTTAACTGCTAGCATTTTAATCATTTCAAAATCTTTGGCCCATATAGCCTTACCCGTTTGCGCGGGCGCAGATTTAGAAGCTAGCATTGTTAAAAGTTTGCTTGTTGCATCGTCTTGAACATGATCGGTCATTTGTAAACCCTCGATAATGATTAATCAAATAAACAAAAAAAAATTAACGGGGCTTACCCGTTACTTGCCTCAAATAATTTTAAAAGACTTTGGCTTATTACGTCCATTTTTTCGCTAAGTTTGTCTATTGTTTGCGCTTGTGATTTAACAATTTTTGCAAGTTTAGACACGTCTTTTTTCATTTCTTCGTCTTCTTCTTCTTCCTCTTTTGGCTTTTTCTCTTCTTTTTCTTCCTCTTCATCTTTTGGCATTTTATCTTTTTCTTCTTCTTCTTCCTCTTCTTTTGGTTTTTTAGGTGGTTCAATAGCCTCTAATTTGCTTAGTATGGTGCTTTGATTGTCGCCTAATGACCCGATTGAATCGCTTAAAGCCCCTAGTTGCGTGCTAATTCCTTTCATGCTCTCTAAGAGTTCTTCAAGCTTTTGTTCCATTTCTTCATCCTCGTTTATATCTGTTTTTAGTTTACCAACTTTAGCTTTTACACCGTCTTGCACTTGCAAAGTTTTCAAGGATGATTCTTCAAAATCTTCCTTTTGACGTTGCATAATCATATATGAATTATCATTTTCTTCACATTCTTTTACACTGTAATCGTGTTCTTCGGCCCATGTTAACGCATCCTCTTTGTTAAAATATTCTTTGTCAAAAATTAGCGTTTGAACCATGTTGCCATTGTCGTCCTCTGCCTTCTTGCTGTTTATTTTCAATTTGTTTTTTTGATTTGTCAAATTGCTATTATTATTAGTTTGTTTTTCGTTAAACGTATTACAGTTTTTCAAATCGAAAACAGCGCCAGGATTCGCTGGAACCGCAACAATGGAAAGCTCTAAAAGCTCCCACTCCATTATTATTGCTGGGTCTATCATTTTGTAATCATCGTCGAACGTTGGCGCCTGTATTTTGATAGGTATAAAGCCCACCGAAACTGTCTGCACAAGCCTCTGTGCCACAAGGCTACGAGCATCTTTTTGTTGTTGCGTTAAGACGGCCTTTTGTGGATCGCCGATATATGCCTCAAAATGAACGCCATTATCTTGCGTTTTTAGATCATATACGCGGCCAATAACCGCACTAGTCATGTAAAGGTGATCCATTAACAGAACGCGATTTTTTAAATAGTTACGCACGTCAACGCCCGACGGTTCTAGTACCTCATCCATTCTGTCTGTTATTTTTTCGTTAGCGATTCCCGCAATAAACAGTTTTTGATCTTCTTCAAGTAAACCTTTTTTATTTTCTCCAAAAACTTTTTGTATGGGCGTGTTAAAAATTCTAAAATCATCAGGTTTATTTTTGATCTGCATACCGCTTGCGCGAAGATGATTAACAAACCTTTTTGTATTGATCCCCTGTTCGTATAAGTATTTTCTGTACCTGTCAACGTCCTTACTTTTTCCAACGATCTTAACAGCCATGGCGTGGTCCTTATTGGTTATTTATGATTTGTGAAGCGTTTGAATCTGCGTTTTTTGGGATAATATTAGTAATACTACACCTGCAATTTATGACCGAGCTAGGCGCTGCGTTTGGATCTCTTGGATATCTTAAAGTAGACCCATTAGAATCAATCCAAACATAATCCCCTGGCACAACACCTTTAACACCTTCGGTTTCAAACGCTGCGTGCCGTTCCCTAGCATCGGGATTACTGCCAACATCTCCAACGTGAAACCACTGCTTTTTGACATCAGTAAAAACAACTTCAAGGGTTTCCTTTTGCCAATTTTGACCATCAGAAACAGCGAAAAGCGTTTCGGTTCTTGCGATCGTAAAAGCCTGATCTCCGTAGCGTTCGCCGTAAGATTTTTCCAAATCTTTAGCGATTTGCTCCGTTGTATCGCCTCGCTCTAAACCATCTGCGATGATATTCATCACATTGTTGTTTTCTGTTTCCTCGATCCCTAAAAAATGTTCGATGCTACGAAGCTCTAAAAGCCTGTTTTTTTCTGCTCTAGTAGAATCTTGAATAATCTCTATAGCCAACTCATCCTGCGGGCTAAAATCAAACTGCTTGCGGCTGACTTGTAAACTTTTGGTTTGACGTTGTGCGCTATTAAATGCGCGTTCCTGGGTTTGAACGAGAACAGGAACCGCGTCGGCTCTATATTGGGCAATTCTTAACGATTGGGTTTCCTCAAGCGAGGAACGAACATCAATCTGGTTGCGAAGAGCCTTTTTTGATTGCTCCAATTTAATCATTAAATGACGTTGGTATGCGCTCATATATTTTTTTGATTGTGACGTTTCGATATCTTCCTGCGAAGCAATAACAGCCGATTTAGTCTTTTGAAAATTTTTCTCGTCTTCGTCTTCTTCTCTCTCATCAATTGGCGGGTGAGAGTGGCCATCCATTCCGCTTATCTGAACATCGCCAGATAAAATTTCATGCTCATGATCGGGGCCGTCACTTGTAGACGTTGTGCGCCCGTTGCCATTTGCGTCGACTTCTGCCATATGCGTATGAGCCTCTTCGCCGTCACCTGGGCCGATTTCTACGATAGAAAGATCGCCGACAGGTTGATCTTTCGGTCCTAAATCCTCTTCAGCTACGTTCAAACCGCGGGCAAATCCCAAGCTTGTGAGTTCGACTTGTAACATGTTTCCGCGCGGATCTGTCGATTTAAGCGGTGCTAGGCCCGCAACTTCTCTCTGCTCATTTAATGTTGCTATATTATCGAGCGCTCTAGCTCGTTCGGCGCGTGTTAAAATTCCGCCTTCAATTTCTTCGATTCCGTCAAAATTCGGCCTTACTTCGACCTCACCCTTGAACTTAGTTTTTACTAGTGAACTGTTATTCCATCCGGCGGCTTTTAATTTCGCCAGGGGAATAATTGTATTTTCATAAAAAGTTTTGTTTTGCTGTTCGGCGGTACTCCGGTTTACGTCCTGAACAATGCCCACTTTTTGCGGCGGAACCCCGATAACTGCTAGCAAAGTCAATCTATTTTCACGTAGGCCCTCCAAGTGTTGCATTTCTGCCATTGTTAGCCCTGAATTTACCCATTTTGCGTTTTTCGGAAGCCATAATTGTCTAAACCAGTTACGTCGACCCGTAAACGCCGATTCAAACGTTGTCATAAGTCGACGCATACGTTCTTTAGTGACATCCTCCGAGCATTCGATAACGCCGCTATGAGTCGCGCCCCGCAAATAAAAAGCCATCTCAAATTCGTTTTTATGTCGATCTAAAAGTATTGGACGTGAAGCCGCAGCTATCATCGAAAGCCCTATAAACGGCGTAAATGGGTTGGGCAATTTGTGGTGTATAACGTCTGACCATGGAATAAATTGATTTTCCAAAACGCTAGCGTTTTGCATCGCACGGACTTCGATACCCAAAATGGCGCCAAATTTTTTATATTCTTCCTCCGTCGTGGCTGTTCTGAGCGTCACATATTCTACCGGCACCTGAAAAATTTGATTGTCGATGATGACCCGAAAAAAGTTTCCAGATAGCACTAAATCTAAATCCCCTGACCACTCTAGCGTCAGCGAGTCTTGCAGGCTATTTGTTGTTCCCATTACTTGATTCAAGGGGTGATTGTTATCAACTTCGCCAGTTGACTTGTTAACGACTTCAAACGGTATCGTTGCCAACGTTTTCGCAATAATATTTGCGCAGGCATTAACCCACGGCTCTCGTCTATAAACGCTTTTCATTCTTCCGGCAGTCGATACTAAGTCAAATTCTGGCTGAAAATAGCCGCCCTGGTCATCGTAAAAATTGTCTAAATGCTGGGGATCGAGATGCTTTTTTAGGGAATTTTCTACCGCTTTATTCATTTGATTCATCTGAACTAGTCCTAGTTCATCCAATGCGTCGGCGGTTGCAACGTCGTTATATCTAGTCTCGGCGGTTTTTGGTGCGGTAAATGGCCACATTATCCGTATGTCCCCTCTAATTCAAATTCTTCCTCTGACTCGTCGTCTTCGAAAAAATCATCAAATTCGTAAATCTTGTTGTCTACTATATCACCGTAAGGATCATCTTCGATGGATTTCAGCATTTCATTTGCTTCCATACTCATCGAGCTTTGATAAGCCGCGGGAACCGATAGCATGGCAGCGCATACTGTATCGTCATGTTCCCCATGCGATGCATTGTAAGAATGCAAGCCCGATTTAGTTACCTTGACCTCGTATGTCGCCAGTTCATGCTCAAATGTTTTTATTCTCGGCGCTTTTAACCATTTTTGCTCAATCGCTAAAGTGAGACGAGTTACCATATCGGCTTTAGAGGCATTTGTAAAAGTAACGGGGGTAATCGAGGCGTCTATATTCAAATCGTAGATTAAATCTCCTACGGCCTCACCGATCCCCGTGCAATCAAAACGTATAAAATTATCTTCAGTATGACTAAAGAATTTTTTCATATAGTTTTCAATTCGTTTCGCTTGTTGTGGATAGGGAACGCTTTTAAATCTTGCATATCCAACAACTCTTCCCAACTGATTAGTGGAAAAAATCACGGTATAATCTCTCTTTTTTGCTAAATCTATACCATGATGAACCTCTTTTCCTCTTTGTTCGGCCTCTGGATGCACCCAAAATCTAATATTTTGATCTGGAAGAACAATTGTTTCGTCCCAAATGTCCTCTAAAGATCCCCATATTGTTGAGCTTGACGTAAACTTGGCGAGATAATATTGATCAAAAAGCATTGGTGGCAATAATCTTTTTGCTCTCGCAATAGCCTCCGGATCGTTGTACGGATTGTCTATTGTTCTTAATGTGAGATGGTCGAAGAATGGATCACCATTTACAGCCTTATTATATACATCGTAGTACCAGTTAAATCCCCTTGGTGTTCCTGTAATAATTCCAATTCCGCCAGTTTGCGTAATCGTTGTGAAAAGCGAAAACCAAACCTGCTTATCAATTTTTCCTGATTCATCTATGACAAATAAATCAACGCCCTCACCCTCTATCGTTACCTCGGCGTCGCGTCCGTGCAAAAACTTAATAGTAGAGCCATTAGATAAATTAATTTCTAATTTACCATCAACACAACGGGCAACTCCCGGAATATCTAGCATCGATTTTAAATATCGATAACCGATTTTAGCTTTTGAATAAGTAGGCGCAACCCATACCGCAAACTGATTCGGGTTTAAAAGCACCTCTTTTGCAATCCACAGCGAACAACCAAAAGATTTTCCCACCTTCGTTCCGGCTGGGGCAACGAGGCACTGGGAAACTCCTGTTTTTTCATTCCAATGTACGAATTTATCTTGGCCACCGGAATGAGGGGCCGGTAAAACAATCCTGGCGTTAAAACCCATTTTATTTCTTCATTTTTTTTAATCGTTTCTTCAGCTCGTCTAAACTTGAACCTTGTGCAATATACTTGTCTTGTTTATCGTTTTTTTCGTAACAATGATACAAATATGGACCCATGTTTTGAATTGATTTTGGCACTAACTCACTTGTACGAAATCTTTTCGTACGTTTAATTTTGTATTTCTCAGATTCCCAACAAATGCCTTTAACCGTTTCTTCCCATTCCATCATTACCTCACTTTAGGCGGCAAGATTAATTTATTAATACGTTGTTGATTTTATTGAAATGGTATCACAAAGTAAAGAATCTTAAATAGAATATTATTTTAAAGGTAGAGTATCCTTAAAATTTACGTGATGATATCCAATAAAATTTAAATTTTTATTTATCGTATATTCTTTCCCACGTATCTTTTAACGCCTGTTTCATCACAAAATTTCTATTATTTAATTCGTAAGATTTTCTTTTAGATTTGATTCCTAGAATTATCTTTCTAGTTTGTTCTACATTTTCACCGATTTTATCGGCAACTATTTCCATGATAGAATTATTAACCTTTATTAATTTATCATTAGAAAAATTATTTATAATGCTTAGAACCTTTTTCTCTTTGTCAGTTAAATAAATTTTATCAGTAAAAATTTTTGAAATATAAATATCGTTTGCAATCATATTTTTCCAAATCAATTATTTTTGTCTTCAAAATCCATAATTAAACGCATGCTAACTGTAGCAACGTCGTATAATTCATATATTATTTCTTTTTTATTTTTTTTGTCCATAGCCTTTCTAACTTCAATAATTTCATCCGTCAACGCTTCAAAACTGGGCCCCTCTGGATGATTTTTTGTTGCGTGTAACATTCTTTCCTGCAAAATTTTTAAATGAGTCATCCCAAGCTTGTACTTCACTATTTTACCTCGCGCAATTCTTTTAAATGTTTAAAAGAAAAAAGTAAATTATCCAATATTTTATTATATTTTTCTATTTTTTGCTCGTCGTCGTTTTTTAATTTTTCTGCGTGAATCATTTCTACCAAAAAAGAGATTACTGCGCTTAAATCAGCTCCATTTCTTTTTTCATTTTTCAGTGAGAAGGCAATAGAATTAACGTCTTTTCTCACATAGATAAAATTTTTATCTCTTATTTCTTTTTCAAACCATTTATAATCCATACCCCCATAACTATTAAATCTATCGGGATATTTTTCTTTTAATTCGTCCATAACGATAACATCATATCCGGATAGCTTACTTATGCCGTCTATTAGTTCTAACATTATTTACCCTATAATTTATTTTGTTTAAATTGGCGTGTTATCTAAAGTTATTAACATTATATTTAATATAAAAATTAATAGGGTATATCAATAACGTTTTGATCCGAAAAACGTCCTATGTTGTATTCCCTAAAAAGATCGTTTCCGTAATCCCCAGCAGACGACCAAAGCTTGAAAACATAGCAAAAATTGGGATACACAATATTTAACCTCTTTAAATTGCGCTTATCTGCCGTTTTTATCGCTCCAATTAAATTAAAATAATATACCTCGCATTTTTCTATCTCGTATTCGTACTGATAAAATAAATTAATAATATCTTTGATAGTTAATTTTTCAGGATTAGTTATCATCGTATTTTTCCGATTTTTTTATATGCCTGTTTTAATTTTTTGCCCCATTTTGTTTTAACACAATAGTTTGTTTTTATATTACTTTTTTTATTTTTTATTATTCATCAAAAGCATCCGCCGTACTTTCATCGATTTCTAAATCGCTGAGATAATATGAAAATTGGCCATGGGTTTGCGTGATTATATCCGGCAAATGTATCATTCCACCACCTAAACCGTAGCAATAGATAAATAACTCTCCCGTTTTTTTTTGAAATAAATTGATTACTAAACCGCTGTTATATCTTTTTGAGGAAACCTTTTTAGCCGTAGAAGTATCATATTTTTTATTATTTATGATTCTTATAACTCTATCATTTTCATTTTTTGTCTCATTGCTTAAATATTGTATTTCTTCCTTCATCAATCTATTAACCGCAGCGCTTATTGTTTCCCCTTCAATAACAGATTTAAATTTTTGATAAGTTTCTTCAGGAATCCTCATATGTACGCTTTTCATTTTTATTTACTCCTTTACTTTTTAAATTGTATTTGTAATTAACTTGTTTTCTTTATTTTCTACAAAATTATGAAAATAATAATAAGGCAAAGGATCAATGAAAATTTCCTGCTCGTTTCTATCGTTTATATGCTGAAATATAATATCTCTGTGTTTGACTTTTGCGTTCAAAAGTAAGGGATTTTTATCAATTGCATCGAAAACAATTGTATATCTCGGACTACAGCATAATTGTGAAAATTTCAAAGCTAAATTTTTGTCTGTGGTCCAACAATAACCCGAACCATATTTTGTATATGTTTCTATAGAAGTACCTCTGTAAATAATTATGTCGTTGTCTCCGTAATTTGATGGAGCTAGGCGTTTAAAATCATTCCAGAAAATTGGCCATTTTTTACTTGCTTGGGGGATATCGCAAGAATTATGCAGAAACAACATTTCATCAAAGTTAAGTTCAGATGAGTTATATAAATCCATTCTATTTTCACTATTTGCCATCAAATATTTTTCTAACATTTTTTTAATATCTCACTTATTTTATCTTTCGCCTGCGATTTAGACCCTCGTATCAAAATGTTTCTATGATCCCCGTCTATCATTATGATTGTGTATTTGTTATTTACACAATCCAGGCTATAAATGTTTTTTTTATGAATATATATTGTTTTACTTTTGCAATCGTTTAATATTTTCATCGCTAAGTTTTTTTATGATGTTATTATTTCGTTGCCTTTCGCTTCACCTTCAAACCGAGCATAACTGCAAACCCTAGCATTTTCATAAACCATAGCATTTCCAAAAACCCTAGCATCTCCAAAAACCCTAGCATCTCCAGAAACCCTAGCATCTCCAGAAACCCTAGCATTTTCAGAAACCATAGCATTTACAAAAACCCTAGCATCTCCAAAAACCCTAGCATCTCCAGAAACTTTAGCGTCGTTATATAACCAACAATCTCCATCGTGAGACAGATTATCTTCTGACTGCACAAACCCGCCTATATCACCCTTTTTTACTTCGCCAAAATCTCGAAGGGCTTTTATTCTGTGCATGCCGTTTTCGCTTTTTTCTAGTAGTTCAAATTTTTTCATTTTTTATCACATTCTCAATTCGTTTTGATTCAACACAACCGCACATTCGACAAATAAACATTTGTTTTAGTTTCGTTTTTGAAACGATTCGTCTCCAAATCGCGGCGCACCCCTGGCAATTGTCTATTATTTCAATCATAAGCTTGTGTATAATCCCGTTACGTCTGCAAATATTGTTTGTAACATGTCGGCGTAAACTCCCTCTTTTTTGGCTATTATTTTTTGTTTACATTCAAAAGTTTTTTTATCAATAGAGACACGTTCAAAAATCATTGTGTAATCGTCGTTAGCCTCGTTTAAATTAATAATTACATGATTAGTTTGAGTCCTGTTTTTACCGATTTTGAAGCTTAAACCGTTTTTGTGTCCCTGAAACCATTTGGCTCCTGTCATTGTCATAAATTTATTGGCTCCCAGTTGGTCATAAATCGTATCTGCAATTGTCATTTTTTTTATATCCTTTTCTTCTTGCGCTCGTTCGACGCCTCTATATGTATCTAATAGATACATATTTGTAAACATAATATGTATTTTTTTTGTTGTTTTATAAATTATCATCAAACCCGCTACGTAAAATTAGGGGTTTATAGGAAAGAAGAGTTAATTAAAATTTCGTGGAAGAATAGGATGTTTACTTGTTAGTCTCGCATAATTTGTCGCTGATCTTTTTTATTTCTTTTAACATAGCAACTTCTATATCTATGCGCTCGTGAATTAATTTCAAAGACTTTTTAATTTGTTGTATTTCATTTTTTATTTGCTCGATTTCTTTTATATCATCCATTTTATTTACCCTTTTTTCTGTAAAATATATGAACTTTTTATTTTGCACCAATCTACAACTATTTTTTTTCCTCCCTGATATTTAATAGCTAAATTTTTATTTAACAATTCTGTTGCCAGATTTTTATCATCGTGCAACACGTCGCAAACAATTCTGAAATACTTTCCCCTAACGCAATTTTTCAAATTAATTTTTTTAGCGTTAGACAATTGCATATAAACAATTTTCTTCGCTGCTTGTGCTTGAAACTTCTCGCATTTATTTTTGGATCTTATTTCGGGAGTATCAATTCCTTTGACTCGCACAGATATTTTTTTACCAAAAAGTTCTGGAATATCTTTGATATTAACTTTAATAGTGTCACCGTCATAATTTTGTAAAAATGTTACGTTATTAAAATCGATCGCTAGGATATTAGTTTGCATCAATAAAAAAAAAGCGATTGTTATTTTTTTAATCATCTTATCCCTCATTGTCTCATCAATTAGACGTGATAAAATAGTCAAAATATTACAACTTTTGAAGGGGAAAATATTATGCGACGATTATTTTTGCTATTGTTTATTCTATCGAAGGGGGCGTTATCTGTTGAATCACCGACACTAATTGGCGGTAGAATAGCAGATGCGGGAGAGTTTCCCGAAGTAATATATATAAGTTCTGGGCGTTCACGTTGTAGCGCAACAATAGTCGGAAAACGTACAATTTTAACCGCCGCCCATTGTGTTAGAAATAACGGCTCGGTCCATCCGGTGGAATTTGTAGTCAATCAACAAGTATTTTCTGCTCAATGCGAACATCACCCCGATTATGAAAATTTATATAGTTACGATTTTGCGTTATGTAAAACTAATCAAGACATGGATGTTAAACCGGCGTCTATAGGTAAACGATCGCCTGAAATTGACGAGGAAGTAACTCTATCTGGATACGGCTGTATCTACCCACGCCGTCCAGATGGGTCGCAACGTAGAGGAGGCAACGATGGAAAATTAAGATGGGGCCTAGCAAAAGTAACTCGTTTACCTGGCAACGGCATTGCCGGGGGACAATATTTTTATACTAACGACGATACAGCTTTGTGTTTTGGCGATTCCGGTGGGCCTGCAATGTTATCGATATCAAATCCCAGAAAAGACAATCATATTGTTATCGGGGTTAATAGCCGGGGCAATATCGTGGATCGCAGTCTGTTGAGTTCTACTTTTTTAAATGGGTTTCAAAATTGGGCCTATGAATATGCAAATGAAAACGATGTTGAAATATGCGGTATTAATTCAGATTGTAAATTAAAGCCCGATCCAAAACCAGAATGCAAAAGAGAAAATAAAAAAGTTAATCACTACAAGCGTAAGCTAGAAAAATGGAATAGACGTTTAGAAAATTGCGAGCAAAGAGAATTCTTTTAACATTTTTAATTCATAAGTTTCATATCATTTATTAATCTTACAAATTTAAATATTTGTAAGATTATTCTAACAACTTCAAATTAGGCTTGCCCATTTCTTTATCATTTCTAAAAAGACTTCCCGACAACAAACCTAAATATTTATATTCAATTCCAGATTCGTCTGGTACTGCTACCATGTCAATTTTAAAACTAGGGTCGCACAAAAAAGTTTCCCAAGTTTCCTCTTGTGTAATAACTGCCACGTTAACATTTCCCTCGTCATATAAAATTTCTTGCAGCAAATCAACTAAATAGGATAGTTTCATTTTTCCCCCTCGCTGATAATATTTTCTCCCGTAGCAATATGTTATTAGTTCCGAAAAAATCTACAAGATAATATCATCATGGTTTTTTTGTCGGTTTAAGACGTTTAAATTTTCCGTTTTTATTCATTTCAACGATAAAGGTAGGAATGTCCTGTTCAGCATTTAAATTTTTTGTTTTTTGTTCCTCTGTTGAATTTTTTGTTTTTTCATCGGAGCTGCCGCTTGGCGGCAAACCGAGCGAAATACGTTGGATTTTTTGGACAACTTCTAGTGACTTAATAATAACAGCAAGTTCATTTGTACTGACCTTGCCCCGGTTCACTTTTTCAAGCAAAGCATGCTTTACACATTCTGCCGCTTCGTGATCTTCGACCGCTTGACGTGTCTTTAAAAACTCGATCCGACGCAAAATAGTATTTTGATCGATTAATTCATTTTCTGACAATTTTTTTACGTTTCTGCGGATCGTATAATTTTTAATCCATTGTTTATTTTTTTCGACTTCCCATCTTTTCAAAAATTCCAGCGTTTTTCTCTTAGTTATGTCGATACCTTTGAACTGTTCTAAAAAATCCTTCGCCGTCAGAGTTTGATCTAAATACATTCTGGTGAGCGCGTCCCAATCGACAATTGATTTACCCTTGTCGCTAACTACGTACGGCGGCAATATTTTTTTTTTATTTTTATCATCCATAAAAAGCTCCAAATATCAACCGTTTACAACTTTACCGCGGCTAATACGTTTTTTTCATTACTTTAATGTTTTTCGTTTTTTGAGTTAATCGCTGCGTCAACTATAGATAAAAAAGAGCAAATCATACTAATTGAGGCATATAACGCTACCGATTGTATGATTGTTGACTTCATGTAATAGCTGTATAACAATGAGGCAGTTAAGGATATGGATGAAAAAATATAAAATCCTGTTTTTATCATTGTATTCCCCTCTTGTGATTCAATGGTAAATTCACATTCTCTCTAAAATTTCTACCACATATTAGGAAATATTGCATTTTGTTTAACGTTTTAGTAATTAATGTTATGTTTTTCATTGAAAGAGGGGAAAAAAACCAATGATTTGCTTTTATTGCAAACTTAAAATGGAAGAATATAGCGAGCAAAAAGAGGATACAACGGCTTATTATTGGCATTGTCTACGTTGTCATATCTCTAAAAATTATCATTTAGTAAAAAAAAACGACCGTAAAATACGATCGTTTTCATAGCCCTAAATCAATCAATCACAAATGGAAATTACTTTATAATATATAATCATCTAATCAGTTTTTCAAAAAAAAAAGGTTTTTAAAGATGATTACATGCCTAGTATGTACTTCAGAGGTTTATAAAATAGGAATATATTATTATTGTTCGTTGTGCCTATCTATTGCTGAAACGATAGAGATACTCGAAGAAGAAGAAGAATACAATTTAGCTAACTAATTTATTTTTTTCGACAAAATTTTTTATTATTATTCTTGCTAAATGCGAAGAATTTAAACCCATTTTTTTAGCTATCGACTCAAAATCATCTTTTATATTTTTTGGAATTTTTATTCCGAAAATGACCGTTTCAAATGACGGCTCTAACCTCATTCGCCCTGGCCCTTTTTGCCTTTTTTCCTTTGCTTGTTGCATCATGCAATTCCCCCCGTGCGTATTTTGTCAGAAATATATACATTAATTCATGCACAAATCTTTTTTGTTGATCCGGTACGCTTTTATTCCATCTCATATGCTCTTTAGTCCACCACCAGTCGTATTGCCCCGGCGTGTGTATGTTTAATTCGTCAAAAGCACTTAAAATAATATCAAAACATGGCTCAGCTAACTTTTTATAAGTTTTTTTATATATTTTATCTTTTGATCCCCAATGTTTGAAGCTCTCAAACAAAGCAATTGTTAGAGGATTATCAACCATCTTTTTTCCCTTTTTTTTAAATGCGGGGCTGGTTCCCAAAACACCCAGCACCGTTTCGCTGAAACGCTTGTGCCTACCTCGACGGCGGCGACACCCTTAAACCCCGTCAGGTTTCCCGCAGTAAAATGGCTACTTCCGATATAAAAACGTATAACAAAAAGGCGTTACTGTAAATTTAATAGTTTTAAATTGTGCTGTTTTTCAGTATTATTCTCGATAATTTCAATATACGTGTTTGTTTTTTCATCATAATCTAAATTGATTAAAAACTTTCCCCGTCCCTTTTCCCTGTTTTTTTCCATTTCTAGTTCTTTGCCGTCTGGATATCTCTGATTCATGCTTATATAATTGTGCGAATCTTGAAATATTCGGCTTTCTCCCTTTTGACTTCCAGAATTAACCCGCTTATTTGGATCGTTCTTATTGCATTGCCAAAGCTGTATTAGATGAATTTTGGCTTTATCGGTCAAATCCATCAAAGCCGCTGTTGATTCATATTTTTTCTGATCTATGCCGCTAGTGATATAGTCCAAGTTATCAACAATCACAATCTTGCACCGATCATCATAAACCATGATATTGCACTCTTCTAAAATCTGTGCATGGGAAACATATTTGCCTTTTAGCGAACTTACAAGCAGGTTTTTAAGCACGTTTTCGTCGGAGCCCTCACCCACTACCCCGGTAATCGTTCTGTCTAGTTTTTCGTCTAGTTCCCTTTCGGACCCCTCTAAAGAAATTAGCCCAATTTTTACCCCCTTGTTCGCAGTAAAAACCGCTAATTGATTTACCAGAGTTGTCTTTCCAGCTCCGGAGGCGGCTAATATACTTGTCATCTGCGCGGGAAAAAATCCCCCTCCCATAAGCTGATTTAATCCAGCAAATGGAGTTTCCACGATAGGCCTTTGCTTTTCTGCCTCTGAAATATTTCTTTTAATCCTTCTATATTTTTTCTCTCTTGCTTATATCATGTAGGATCGACGGCTTATAACTTCCTCTTTTGTTAAAGAAGGCTCCTCTTTATACCAATCATTTAAATCCTTATATGGCATGTGTATTCGCGATACGCGCGTACCAAACATATTAAAAAACTTTTCAGCGCATGCGTCTCCGGATGGGTCCATGTCAACACATATACAGATACCCCAATCTTGGGGAATATATTGCAGCATTTCCTGTTTAACGCTACTCGCGCCGTTGGGCAACGAAAATACGTTTCTCATTCCAAGTTCGTACGCTGTTAACACGTCCCATTGACCCTCAAAAATATATATAGTTTTCTCGCTAGATTCTTCCATTAGATGATTGCCTATCATCAAATGAGTAGGCCCACCCGTTATATCAAACCAGTTTTTCTTTTCCCCAATAACCTGAATTATTCTTGCGTTTACCATCTCCCAAACGCCATTTTGCCAGGCGTACATGGGAAACCGCACGGCTGTATCATATTTATTCGATACTCGAAAAGCGTCCAGCGTTTCGTTGCTCATTCCTCGATCATGTAAATACTTTAAAACTTTAGGATATTTATTTCTCGTGACTGGTCCACGTTGTTGCATCTGGAAAAAGTCTTTCCAGTCTTGCTTGAAATTTACGATTTGCTTATCAAATGGAAGCGGATCGTTTAACATTCTTCTCAAAGTCACCCAATTACCTCTTTTGCTACATTCAGTATGCCAGCACTCAAATTGTCCGGTAACGTGGTTTATCGAAAAGCTCAGCTTGTGTCCACAACATGGCGCTTTTTCTAATTTAAGATTGTCGTGTCCTGATCCGGACGAATAACGCTTGAAGGTATACCCGTGAGCTGTTAAATAGTTTTCGATTTCTCCGGAGCTGGGAGACTGATAAGTTTTTTTGCCCATTTCGCATTTTCTCCTAAACGTTTTGATTGGGTAAATTTGGTAACTTTTTTTCTCCGAAAACGTAACCGACTTTCACACTATAAGCTTGTCCGTCTTTCGGCCCGATTTCTAAAATTTCCTCGCTAAAATATTTAAGTAATAGTTTTCTGGCTTGGGGCCAGCCGGTCGTTGATAAATATTTAAAATCTTCATCGGCAATAATCGCAGATATTTCATTCGCGAACTTTTTCGGCTTCATGTCGGAACCTTTATATTGGCGGTGCGGTATCTTCGGATCAAACGCCAATTTACCCTTTTCGTCTAGTTGGGGTGTCCCCAAAACATATACGTACCATGAGAGGGCCGCAACGGTACCGCCCAGGCTCTCAAATATGCTAGTAAGGTTTTTCCTTTGGTCACGTTGTGCGGAGCCTAATTTGGACGTTTCTTCGTTCCATGGCGCAACGTCAGGACCAAAACCTAGCCGCGATCTTGCATCACGCCATAAATTAGCGGCGCAAGCGACAAAAGTTTCGTTGTATTTACGCCATTTGTCGTTGTTAGCTTTCTTTTCAGCGTTTTCGGCGGTCTTTTGTTGATAATCTATAGTATTTTGGCCCCCATAATTTAAATCTTCTATTTTAAAATTAGGGTATTCACCATAACCGTACTTTACCGTAATGCCTAAACCTTGGTGATTTTCCTCCCTGTTATCGCCAATCGCCACGGAGCATCTCTTGAAATTGTTTTTGGTTTTGGTTTGTCTGGCTTCAAACATGATTTGAAATGCCGCGTTTGGGTAAATCAAACATTTTTCACGATGACTTTTCCCGTTGGGCATTTTGACGATTCGTGAATTGTCACAGGAAATAAACCAATAACGTGCTAAGAGCATAAGCCTTTTTCTTACTCCATTAGGACCTAGAATCTTGTAAAGCCTATTTGAGAACTCTCCTAATCCCTTTTCAGCGTAGAAACCTTTACCTTGAGCTTGATTATCAAAGGATGCGGCTAGAATTATGGTCAAAATATGGGCAGTCTCAAAGCTAGAAAAAGCATCGAAGTAACTCTCTAAACTATTTTTTTTAAAATAGGGCCTGTAATCCCACATCAAAAAATCACTAACTTTCGACCATAATTTCTTGTCGATTTTTTCATTTTTGTCATGCATCTGAATTTTCTACCTATTTATTATTAATAAATAACAATTACGAAGTAATCCTTTCCTCCAGGAAAGAGGGGGGTCTTTCCTCCAGGAAAGAGGGGGGTCTTTCCTCCAGGAAATAGGGGTCAACTGTTGGCGGTGTTCGTAATAGCCTAACGATATGAGATGTTTTCTTATTGTCTATGATCCAAAAATCTAAAGCCAAACGTGTTGGTTCGTGAATTTTGTCGTTTGTTTTTTGCATCCTATTCTTTCTTACTTATTTACGAAGTAAATGTGAGCGATAACGCTCATGGGAAAATCTTTTACCTTTAGTCGTAAGTTCTTTTCTTCGGTTCTTAGCTCAATCATAAATTGATCGTTTTGGCGGAAAATGTTAAAAAAAACGCAAAGAGCCGCTGTTACCCGTCCAGGTAAACCTGCACGAGCCTCTTACTAATTCCCACGCATCGCTAGTTAGTTACCGCCAAGTTCCGAAACGGCGATGCTTGGGCTAAATCTTCCTCTAAATCTACACAAAAATAACAATTGGTAAAACAAAAAGCCCCTAAAAGGGGCTGATAGGCATGCTTTAGAATGGTATCCCATTTAAATTTTGCTGGGGCATTTGCGGCAATCCTCCGCCGATCGGCGCAGAATTGTAAGGTTGCTGGGGATGCGGCGGCGCGTAACCTCCCATCGGTGTCTGTCCCATCGGAGTCGCGCTTTTTTTCTGAATCTCCGGCGCTGCACCAGTTACTCCCACGACGGTTTCCAACGGCGCGTTAACAAATACCATCGCGGGCTTATTAGGCTTCGTGTTTGCTTTGACTGTCACCGAGCAACGCGCCCCCATTAGTTTATCAAAGCTTTCCAAAATCCCAGGCTCGTTGGGATTAGTATTGCTCCAAGGCATAGCGTCAACAAAATCATGCTCAAAAACGTTTAAATCAACAAATAAACGCTTCATTCGACCGATACGCGCTTTTAGCTTATCTAAATCCTCCTGACTTCTTTGCGCTCTTGCAATGTCTTCGTCCGTAAACATCCATTCGTTATAATTTGCGACCCCAACACGGGCGCCACTCTGATCGGTCGTAGCAATTTTAAGCTCGATGACCGAGTTTGACATTTGACGAACATATTTACTCTCAACGCTTTGCACAATTCCATGGAATTCGCCTAGCGGATGCGGTTTGTAGTCTGGGGCTTCTGCTGCTTTTACGTTCGAGGAAACTGAATTTAAAAAATCTATAGTCATTTTGTATTTTCCTTAAATAATCTGATAATCATTAGATATCATCGCGTGTAACTTAGCGCCTCGATACATTGCAACAATACTTTCTGGCCGCACTGGTTTTAAGTGTTTTGTAAGATCTCTTTTTGTGTGAAAGCTATGCGTTTCAACTCCATTTTCACCATGATGCACTACATGATAACGCAACCTTCTTGTTTCCTCCTGTTCTTCACATTTTTTTACTTCATGCATTTCGTTTCCTCCTATGATTTATTAGTTCAAAACCCAATTCTTGAGCCTTGTCTTCAAACAATTTTTCCACATGGGGATACCCTAAAAGCTTATCTTTTACCGCTAAACCGCTATCATTAGGTAATTCAATATCCCCAATGTGATCAAATATTCCTGTCCTGTCTTTTGTAAGTTTTGATCCGTATTTTTTGAAAGTAATCGTGTGATTGTCGTTGGCATTAACAAACATATGGCCGACTAGTTGACACCATCCACGCACCAATTCTCCTTTTTTCCCACCAAATTGCGCGGTTTTTTTCATCTTTTTTTCGATCAAACCAGCATCATTTACAACCTCGTATTCTTCGTCTGTTTGATGCGTTAAAAATCGAATCGGTACTAAATGATAAAGACTTGTTACCCACGACGTAAAAAGTTTTTTTACTTCAGCGTGACCAGCTCCATAGCCGCCCACGTCTTTAACTGTGTTGACCCCGTGAATTTTACAAATATGTTCCTCGCAAAGTCCGTATAAACCGTCAACAATGTCTATAACTACGCTCGAAATCTTGTGCGGTTCTCTTTGTTTAATCTGATAAACCTCATTAACCAACTCGCAAAAAGTTTCCCAGTTTCTGACGTTTACAACTCTACCTTTAACGAAGTCACTCCCAGGCTCAACCGCACATATTAAAGGGTCTGGTTCACCGCTAAAAAATGAGGTTTTTCCGCTTCCTTGTTCCCCGTAAATTAACATCGTCATATCCTCAAAACGAGGTATATAAACGTTTTCTTGTGGTTCTGGAATTAGACCCATAAAATGTTCTCCCAACTGCGTTATTCATCACAAAACAGTAGCAGATTTTAGCTTGTAAAAATCACTTTGCAAATGTAAATTTGCATTTTGTTTAACGTAATTATAAACATTTATTATTTAAGGCTTAAATTATGTTAGTGGCGGGAATTGATCCGGGGCGGGAAGGTTTTATTACTGTTTTAGACTCGTTATCTTGTCGCGGCTGGATACTTAAATTGAGGTATTGCCAAAAAAAAATATTGCAATATGAGGATATAGAATTGTTACCGAAAATTGACATTTGTTTCGTTGAACAGGTACACGGTAGGGGCGGTTGGGCAGCGAAAGCAAATTTTGGATTAGGGAGCTACTACGGGCAGATTAAAATGGCTTTAAATCTCTATGGATTTGAATGTCGAGACGTACTTCCTAAAACGTGGGTGAATCATTTTAGTGATACAAAAGGTTCAACAAAGCATAGAACATTAGAGGCATATAAAAAAATTTTTAAACATGCACCGATAAAGCCGCGAGTTGTAATGGGCGAGGAAAAATACAATAACAATCTGATTGATAGTTTAATGATTGCTTTATACGGATATAATCAAATTGGGTTAAAAACTAGAAAATGGGTCTTTAATTATGTTAATTAAATTTAAAAAATGGTTTGCAGGACGGAGGGAAAAAAAATTAGGAATAGTCAAAAGCAAATCAAAAGCGCTATGGCTTTCAATGCTTCGTTAGGACGACCGTGGTTTTCCAAGTCCAAACCATCCAATAATTGCCGCAACCCATTTTAAAATTTTAACCAATGCAGAAGCCATTTCATCATCTGTTTTCGTGGCTGTTTTTTTCGCGATAAAATTTAACAGTTCCGATAATGCTCTTAGCCCCGCCATAACAAACATCATCGCCGCAGCAAACCACGCATTAAAAGCCGGAAACTGTTTTAGCGCAAATGTAAACATTGATAGCCACCACGGCGCCACGTCTGGAACGTCTGGGATCTCTGATATTTGTCCCTCGCCAAAGGCAAACGTAGATAGGAAAAAAATTCCAATTGTTAAAAAAAGTTTAAACATTATTTTCCCCCTCGTAATCATTTAAAAGCTTCCAATAATAAAGCATGCCGTATTGTTCGACTATTTTATGACTCTCGTCAACAGAGTAATTGATCGGTAACTCGTAATGCACTAATTCAAAGCCGCTATGACCGGCCCACCTTAGCCCCTGAGCTTCAAAATATTGAGCGGCATCTGTATAATATAAAGTGTTGTCCCAATTATAACGACCATCAACCCTCATTACAACATCCACGGCAAGCCCGTAATTATGCCATGACAGACCACCGCGACGATTAGTTATAATAGCACCGTTTCGCGTACGTCCTTGCTCAAATAGATAATTTTGGCGCTCGTTTGTCCGATAGGTTTCAAAAATTTCAATGGGGATTTTTGCCGCAATCGCTGCCCGCAACCCTTTTTTAACTTTTTCCATAAACGGCGGGTAAAGCAAATTAATATCGTTAATTCGATTAATAAGCATTAATTTTTCCTCTTCATATGATTTAATATCATATCCAATTTTGCTTCAATTCTGCTGAGCCGACTATCATTTATATTTCGTTTATGATGCGAATCTCTTACAAACGTATCCATTTCTTTTTGCATGTAAATCACTTTACTACTTAAATGATGCACATCATTTCGAGTCGTTGTAAGCCATGCAGCCCCGCCGGAAATCGTTGTGATTACAGCAATGCTCGTACTCCATTTGCCAATAAAATTTGTTGCATCCATGACACCCCCCCCACGCCTATATCGTTCATAACCATTTTAAAGTATGCGGTTTTTTTTTGTTAGCGTGGTTATTATTGGCGATATTTAGTTATATTAGCGGTTTTTTGCTATATTTTACGAAAATGGCAGGGTTGCATCGTGTGACTTAATAATTTCCCTTATTTCGCGCAAAATTTGATTAATCCGATTGCTCGTGACCCCTAGTTTTCTAGCCGCAAATTCTTGGCCGCGATATTTTAAAATGTAAAAAATAACTTTTTTTTGGCGTGTGTTTAGTAATTTTAATATATTTTTAGTGTGTTCTTTTTTTATGATAATTTCGTCGGGCAGCAATGGATCGTTTGCATTGAAGGTTAAATCTAATTGGGGCGAACCCTCCTTTTTATATTGACATCGTGAATCGCCGAGTTTTTTTCGGATAAAATCAATAAAACATTGGTCAAATCTTTGCCTGGTTTTTTTTATACACTGCTTTAGCAAAAAAATTTGCGCCATGTCTTCTGCTTCTTCAAAAGACAGACCCCTTTTTAAACCATATGAAATTGCCTGGTTTCTCAATTTTTTTATTTTTCTATCATTCACATCATCCACATTATTCGGTTACTATTTCAGGCATAATTTACACTAATTCAAAATTTGAAAATTTTAAACGAGAACGCATTTTGTTCACACTATGAGTTCCCCCACCCGCTGCCGACGTAATTTGAACAACCGCACCGCCCACTGATAGCGATAGTTGAAACGTATCGTCGGTTTTGTTTACAACGTAATAATCCAAACCTAGCTCTAATCCAGACGGTAAAACGCCCGTCGATTCAAGTCTAACCGGATCTCCGTCAAGCATGCCATGTGCGGTTTCCGTTATGGTATTTGCTGGATCAACGCCAACATCTGCATCCAAAAAATCAAATTTAAAATCGTTGCTTACTGTCAGTTTTCCCCTAGCTTCTTCAACCATTCTATTTGCAAGGTCAGATTTAAAAATGACTCTCTCACCTTTTTGTAGCGTTAAACCAGCTCCAAGGGTCAAAAAAACGTATTCTTGTGCCTCAAGTTCTGTTACAAGCATGTTAGCCATTTTTTTTCCTTAAAAAAAAATAATTTCTAAAAATGTTAAAATTGACAATGCAATCAATAATATTGATCCATACGTTAAAATTAATTTTTCAAAACTGTCCATATAGAGTTCTCGTCTCTTCTTTTTTAGCCAGAACTATCTAATATATAAAAAATGAAAAGCATCAATCCGATGCTTGAAATTAGATCTCCTAAACTTTCAAATTCCATTTAGTATCTCGTTTATGTGAAGTCCGTTGTTTCAGCTTCGTAGTTGTTTAGCTCTTCGATCATAGCCCATGTTAGGCTTCTGCTTCCATCGGCATTTATAACGCTCGGTGAGGTGATTGAAAACGCATCACATGTAGCCGTTGTTGTTGTTGCTGTAAATATAGCCTCCGCAATCGTTGTCTGATTTAGGTCACCAAAAGACAGTCCTGCCGAGGAGGGCCCTAGTCTAGTTTTAGTTTCTGCCAATATATTAGAATCGTGAACAATTTGGATTCCTACGGTGTCGTCTACTTCGGGGATAATATTAGCCTGACATATTACACGATAGTTTTTGCCCACGGTTAAACCATTGAATGTGATAAATGTACCTGCGGTTGTCTTATCCGCGCCTAAGGTCTTAACCTGCCATTTATTTTTCTTAACCAGCCCTAAGTTACTTTCAGTAGCCTCAGAAAACCCAACAAGCGAGTTTTGAGATTGGTCTGTTTCTGTGTAGTAATGCATGTCTATAGAAGCCGCGGTTAAAGCAGCGCCGCCACCATCTGATTTCCATATCACCAAAAAAGTTTTATCTGAACCTGATGCCGATTTTATCGAGGCTGTTACCTCTGGCTGCCCAGTAGTAGCAACACTCGCTGAACCAAAAAACTCTGTATCGTTTGTTAATCCAGGTAGATCTGAAGCATCTATACGCATCCAAGTCCTCGTCGCATCGGATGTAACGGTTAACCCTGTTATGTCGTCGATCGTAGCCGATACTTTGTTTCCTGTTCTAGTGTATCTGGCTGTACCGTAAACCGCTGTGCCAGTTAAATTGTTATGAGTCGCACTTGTCGGCGTCCAAGTCCCGCTAAATAAATTATCCTGAGCAAGCATAGGTACTATGCCTTTGCCAGCCCATTCGGTTATGGGAACCGCAAGTGCAAGAGAAAAGCTGTCTCCTGATCCCCAAGCAAATGGAGAGTTGTTATCCCAGTTTGAGTTAACCCCACCCTCTTCGGCTACTCTTACTGTTGTGGTGTTTAACTGAATTATAGTGCCATTGTAACGCGCAACGCCTGCATTAGTCCCCCAGGCTTGTCCCACTATTGTTGTTTGAGAATTTGTTCCTACTAGATCACTGTTGATTGTCTTAGAATCAGGTATGGTTAGATCAAGGGAGCTGGTAACACTTGGAGATGATGCACCGAAGGAAACAACAACGGAAATCTCCATTGTGTCTCCTACTTGCCTAAACCAGCCCTCGGTAACGCCCCCACCATCATTTAATCCATTAGGAAATGAGGGAGTAAACGCAGTCCAAGGCCCAATCGCAGCACCCTGGCTTGTCATTCCAGGGCCTACAATCACGTTATCAATGTAAGCATCCCAAGCACTAGCGTTTGTAGTAGCAATATGAAAAATGAGACGATATGAAGTAGACGTAGTCGAGTTGAAGCTTGTCTGAAATATGTTTTGCCCGCGTATTATCTCGGTATCTACGGGAGTGATTAAAGTAGCGTTTGTCACATCATAGATGTAGACGGTTAAGTCACCGCTTGCGTAACCAGCATCTTCATCGGTTTTAAAATCAAACTGTATTTTAAGCTTTTTAGAAACATCCTGAGCTTTAATCGTAAAGTCGTAGCTGGCTCCCTCGCCTTGCCTGTCAAATGCGTCTTTTGTAATCTTAAAACTTTCTCGGCCACGTAAAACTATAGAGTTTTGCCTAGTGAAAGTAATGTTTGCAGTTCCTAGCGTACCATCCTCGGGTGTGGCTTGAGCCGCGTCTTTGTAAGTATTCCAGTCTGTAATAGCTGTCTCAGCGTTCCATTCTTCTATGTAGTTTATTTCGCCACTTCCCGCGCTCCCTACTTCCGTTTCTGCGCCCGTATCGTCAACGATAAATATTTGTCCGTTTCTGTTAATCAGCTTATGAGAACCAAGTTTAGGAGCATCAACGCTACCCGCTGCAACGTCGCTTAAAATTGTTGAATTAAACTTCGGGTTTTTTGACACAAATGACATAATAATCCTTTAAATTTTCGCGTTAAAACGAATAGCCGCATTTTGCGGATGTTTACTAAATTACAAAATAGTCTGTTCCATCGCTTACAATTGAAACCGCGTTATAATTAGCATCAATAACGTAAGTCGCTGCCCCATCGATCAACTCAGCTCCGGGCGTCGTCAAAGTTATATTGTTTGTTTGCGCCTGGCCTGAAATGTCCTTGATAGTTAAAAACATGTTAGCAGACGCGGCTGGTAAAGTTAAAGAACGAGCTGCGGTAGTATTAACAAGATGCAGTGCTTTATCCGTCAAAACAACGTCGGCGCTAATGGAAACGTTTGAAGTCGTAGCCTTGAGCGTTGCAACGTCTGCGAGATCGTCTAACTTTTCAGCAAAAGCGCCTTGAAAAATAATAACGGATAAATCTAAAGGACCACCGCTATTATTAGTTATTCTCGTTTGAGTCGTCAAAAATCCTGGTGTTGCAACG